TAGTAGGCGGCACGAACGATTGTGTTCGTGCCATCTTGCTCACATCATCACCTCGGGTAATTGTGTACCCAAATAAATTTATTGCCATTATTTAAATTCCAAAATATTAATTAATAAAAGACTGTGGGCTGAACACATCAAAATGTTGGTATTGGAATGTTGCACCAAATGTTGACAATTGATCGTTCGCAGAAAAGTCTAATCCTACGGGGGATATATCAGTAGGGAATGCGCCAAAAAGGCGATACGTTCTTAATGTTGCGCCTGCTCTATCTAACTGAGTAACAATTATAATTGCTTGATACTGCTCAGGATTGGTAACACCTGTTTTTCTAGAATTGCTTTCTATAGAATTCATCCAGCGTTCTAATCCATCTCTTAATTGAAAATCGGTATCATTAAGAATAGTGCAGCTAAACGGTGCGAATACTTTATCGCCCGCCAATTTAACTTCTCGTCCTCTGTAATAAACAGGGGTTACTCCAATTGTTTGACCGGGCAATTCTGCTACAGTAACTAAAAAGTTACTTGGTCTTGCATATGCTTGATTCAATGCGATAAGTGCAGGAGGAAATGTAATTGTAACCTGAAACTGATTGGGGCGTGCGCCACCATTCTTTAGGGTAGATTTAAAAGTATTAATATCGAATGTCGTTGCCATTTATTTTCTCCTTATTAAGCGCCAACTTCTTCAAAAGAAATTCCTGATCTTGCAGCAACAAATGTGAGGGATATAAAATTAATAGAACGAGCAGGTTTAACAAAAATGTCAGCTCTGAATTCGTTTCTATCAATCACATCACCAGTGTTGTTTGTTTCGTCACAAATAACTTTAAAGTCTGAAATGCCTCGGCGACCTTGAACATCTCGTAAGAATGGTTCTATTAGATTTGTAAATTGTGCTCTGGTAAATGGATCGTTAAATTCGAATAATTGGAATTTTGATGCAGTTGCAATAGCTTTTTCTAAAACAATAAACAATCTGCGAACATTGATTCTATCAAACGCGCTAGGTTTTGCTAACATTGTTTTATCACCAAACAAGACTGTTCCTTGTCCAGGGAATGCTACAACAGGATTGACACCTGCTTTGTATAGTGTATCTCTATCTGTTTTAGAAGGATTGAATGCTAGTTTAACAACATTTCTAATTTGACCTCGGCTAAACCCGCCTGGGCTAAACCATGATTCAGAAACATCGTCTGTTCTTGCACATATACCAGCAATATCGCCATTTAATGGGATCCAACGATATTTGTCGTTGTAACGATCATACTGATACTTCCAACCAGAATCCATAACAGCATAACTTGAATTTACACCGCCATTTGTTGTAGAAGAATTTCTCCAGTTTACAACATTTGTTGCTTGAGCTGAAGGAGTTACATTAACAACTGATTCCAAGCTAGGAGATAAGAATACAACGCAATCTTTTCTATCTTCTGCAATTGCTACAGCTGTACTAACAATGGATGCTGTATTGCTCCATGGTCCTAATGGTATTAAACTTACATCATACAATTCGTCATTACCAAATAAACTAAATCCGGAAATCACGTTTCCTGCAGTAATATTTGCCTCGTCAGAAACACCGTTTGACAATGAAACTGATACGGTTGTACTTAAATTACCAAACATTCTACCTGCAACAGAAGATCCCCAACCGATAGTATTACCAGTTGTTGAAATCGGGTGATCTATAGACCAAACATATGCTGATTGATTATTAACTACATCTTTGTAGTAGTTTGAAGAACCATCTGTATTTTTAGCATCTGATGCTTTTGAGACATACGGATATTTCTCTAACACAGTATTTCTAATACCAGACCAAGCACCATCTTCGTCAATAACAATAACGTGTAGCTCATCGTTACTACCAGATAATGCTGATGCATATGTGGAAGTTCCAGGAGCACTATTAAATTCTGATTGATATGGCCATGCGTTTCCAGCAAATCCATTATATGCAGCCCAGGTATTAGCATCAACCATTGCAACTTTTAATGAATTTCCCAAATCTCCTGGATATTTGGCAGCAAATTCTCCCAACCCATATCCACCGATTGATCGAGAGCTTAAAAAATCATCAGTATTTTTAATTACAATTGCGTTTGCGCTTGCGTTTGCAATTGCGTTTTTAGCGACGCTTTCGTTCACAACACGAACTAGTTTTAAATTATTACCATATGATAAAAAGTTTGCTGCAGTAAAAAATGATGCAAAATTAACGTCATTAGGTCCGCCGAAATATTTTACTAAATTATTTTCGGAATCGACGGTGGTAACTTCCCCAACAGGTCCCCATTGGAAGGCGCCAGCGAATGCGCCGGCCGAAGTAGCAACAGAAGGGACTATTGCAGTTAAATCCTTTTCTTGTACTAATACGCCAGGTGAAAGCTGAAATGCCATCTTATTCTCCTTAAAGATTTACATAGTTTAATAACTATTTTGATTACTATTTATTTATAAGTATAAGTTTTTAGACATTTTCCATCCATTTAGTTTTAAGTTTTTCCAGTTCTTTTGCAGGATCAGCTGAAAACCATAGATCGTCACCCATTACCACCGGCTCCTCCTTTTGCTGGAGCCCATCATTAACTATACCAAAAGGAGTTAGATTCTCCTCGATTTGTTTAAATTGTTCTTCGTATAGTGCTTTTCTCAGATTTGAATCTGTTAAATCTTTGAAGAACGGTTCGTTTGTTGCCCATGAGAATAACACCAAGCACATTACCAAATCGTCATGATACCCCTCGTCTGCCTTGTGTGTTCCTCGAACTTCAATAAATGTGGATATTTCCTCAATTATCTCTGGATCATGGATTAGTAGCTTTGTTCCTTCAACTAAACTCTTAAAGGTTGTGCATCCTAATCGCTTTACTTGTTTAGTTGTTCTGACACCAAGAGTCGCACCTGGAGTAAATCCACCAGACAAATATTGTCCCGATTTACTACTACTTCCAACAAAGAATACGTTTTCGTATTCTAGATCAGTATACAAGGAATCTGCTACTTGTTGTCCGTTATCGTTGATCTCTACTAAACAGTATGCCTTGTGGTAATCTTTAGCTACTTTTTCTATAATGTTGGGAAATAACAACGGACTTATTCTGTTACTTCGATATTTAGCAACAACTTTAAATGGGTACGAAGTAATGTCTTGAACCGTAAATGCTGAGTAATCTCCACCGACACCGCGCGATGTATCTGCCACAAGCATATATACGTGACCTTCTTCTGGCTCCTCAAGAACATCCAATCCCTCGTTTGAATAAACAAATTGTTTTGTAGACATTCTTCCAATAGTATCTGGATTAATTAGTGTGTTAGAAGATCCGAGGAATCTGCATAAAACTTCCTGATTGAACTTTAATTCGCCCAACATTGACTTCTGTTCATTGGCCCATTTCTCATCTCTACCCGGGATTCTACTGTAAGGAATAAACAATGGCACAAACCCATTTAGACCCTGTTCAGCTTCATTCCAGAACTTCCAGAAGTGATTATAACCTAGCGGAGTAGATGTTAAAAGAATCTTCGTAGTATTACCAGCAGAAATTGTTGGGTACACAGAAGTAAAGAAGTCTTCTGCAACATTGTTTGGAATAATAGCAGCTTCGTCAATATACAACCAGTTTACAGATTTACCACGAATACCAGATGAGCTTGTTGCCGCAGTAAATACTTTAGATCCATTCTCAAGTTCAATATCGCCCTTGTTGAATGTTTTAACACCTTGCTGCATCCACATAGGAAGCATCTCATACATTAGTTCGTATCGAGAAAGAACCTCGCGCGCGGCCGAAGATTTGTTTGCCAGTATAGCAACTGTTTTGTTTTCTTGGAATAACGTGTACCAAAGAATACATGCTGCAGATGTAATAGTCTTACCTTGTTGGCGACCTTCCATCAGAATAACTTTACGATTATTAAGTATAACATCTACTTTTTCTTTTTGACATTCGTAAAGTTTAAAATCAATTAGACCACGATCCAATGATACAATCTTGCAGTAGTTTTCTATGAAATAGATAGGGTCACTCATACAACGCATAAGTTCTTTAACTTGCTCAGCGGAGTATGATTCTACGGTTCCAATTGGTTTAAGATTGGGATTACCGTTATATGATATTTGTTTACTGGTCAATTGTTTTTCCGTCGTCTTTTTTGCCAAGCATCTTCATTAACTCTGCGGTAGATCCTGCAAATACTACATTATTATTCGTAATATTTTTAACACTATCGGGTTCGTCTTTTTTCAAATCTTTGACCTTCTTTTGGAGATCCATTAAGTCTTTTGCTACATCAGAAACAGTCTTAATTAATTGGCCTGCTACTTCGTATGTTCTTGGATGCTCAGAATTTTTAGCAAGTTCAATCATCTGATCTAATGTATCTTCACTTTTATGTATAAGATTTCTTAGGGTGCTTCTAGCCAACAAGTAATCATCTTCTTGGTCAATATTTCGTCTTTGTGTGTCATTAACTATTGTAGGAACAGACGCCATGTGTTCTGGCTCTGCAGACTTTAAATCAAACAACGTATCTAATTCAGGAATTTTTTTCATTAAAAATCTTCAAATGTATCTGTGAATCCTATATCATCACCCGGTTTAGCGGTTAATGGGTCGGGTTCAACTGTAACTCTAACTTGTCTTTGTGTAAGGTCTGCTTTATTATAAGTAGTGGTAACAACTTTTTTAATAACACCTTGTTTATTAACAGGTCCATAAAAATTAAGTTTCATCGTAAAAGACAATGTCCAAATTATAGTTCTTCTATCATCAAACTCACCCTCATAATTATCTTCAAATGATACTTGATCTAATATAATAGGTAAATCATTTTTAATATTTAACTGTGGGATTGATTTCATAGTTAAATTATAATCAGGATTAAAGTATGGTAAAATTTGTTCTACAATTTGTAGACCATCATCTTGATTCTTAACGTATATATACAATTGCACATTGATATTATACGGAGTAGGTGCGTATTGCGCATCCAATGTAGAATTTGAAGAATTAACTGCTCTATTTTGTTGAACGGGACTTATTTTTCGATTAAAGTCGTATGCTAATGTTGACATTTCAAATGCCATTCTTGGCACAATAATTTGTACTTGTCTGTCGTCAACATTAGGGCGTTGTTGAATTCGAGCTAAAGCCTTTGCCTTGCCTGCATAAGACAAGGGCACTTTTAAAATTTGTATTATATTACCGTCGGCATCTCTGCGTTCAACATTAATATTGTTGAACATATTACCAAACGCAATAATTGCTTTACGAATGGTGCCCCAATAAAATCTTTGATCTAACATTATTTAAATGCCTCTCCGAATGGATTTCGTTCGCTGAAATCTAAAATGTCTGTAATGTTAGTATCAAAATCTTCGTTTCGTGCACCAGCATCCTCAGCGTGTATTGTGGAATATGTTTCGTTGACGAGTGGAGATTCGCTATTATATTCAAGCAATATCTCATCGCCATTTTCTTGTAACAATCCAAAATTACGAATATCCTCATTTATCTCATCAGGATAAGTATCAATTTCAGCAATACCAGTATTAATAACTTCGCTTGAGAACTGCATCAATTCGCAGGTTAATCTGTAAACATAAAGTTTACCAACTTGATAGAATGGTTTATCGCCCTCTACCTTACGTATTTCAAAATATGATTTTGTTAATGGGAAGAATAAAATGTCGCCTTCAGCTGGTCTAATAGCCAAAACAGTATTGCCTGTATTTCCTGCAACCTCTAACCAACGTTTTCTTGAAACTACAAAATTAGCATTCTCAACCGTCTCTACACCAAACTTAGATAAGAACTCACCTTGACCTTCAAACCCTGTATTGCTTTCCAAATACATCTCAATCGGATAAGCGTGTTCGTAGTTGTTTAACGGATCTTCGCCCAAAATACGATCTTCATTATAAGCTTTGCGAGGCAGATAATACAGTTCGAAACCATAAATCTTCAAGCATTCGATTATTAAGTCTTCGTATAGGTTCTGTTCTGAACCCCGACCCATTGGAATGCCAGAGTGAAAATATGGATTTATGGTTGCCATTTTATATTATGTTTCTATTGACAATCTATTGACACGATGTTAGTATATGCTATGAGGCTCAGTGATAAGTATCATCCAACAAACATATCTACAGGCAATTCAAATCTAGATTGAATCTCTGTTTCAATTTGTCGTATTTCTTCTATTGCTTCTTGATATATAATCTCACCGTTTAATGTTACTCCTCCAGGAAGTTGTACACCTGCAAACTTCTTCAAATTATTTCCCCATTGTTTTTTAATTTGAGCAGTAGCATATCTCTTCAAGAACATATCGTTATAAACATTTGTAAATACATCTGGATCTAATATTCTCCAACATTCTACAATAACGTATGTACCAGGTACAACATCTGCTGCCCAGTCCATATCAATATGTAGTCGATTCATATGTCTATTGAATCTAATTGGCTTTTGTCCTACAAGTACTTGATTAATTAATTCCAATTCTTGTCTTACTTGTGTATAATAAATTACATCTGTTGACATCAAAGTGTATAGATCATTGATCAGAATTTGGTATTTAATATCAAAGATGTTAGTTCCCGTAGATTTATTCATAAACGGAAATACTCTTTCAACGCCTACAACCGCATCTGATATTTCAATATATTGATCCGAAATATTATTAGCAGTCATCTGATGCTTTAGATAAACTTTTTCTACAGCATCAAAGTGATACTCACGATAGAATTGAAACGCATCATCAATACGATCTTCAACTTGATCGTCATCCACATTAATCTCAATTACCGGTGCACCCAGTTGTCTAAGGCAATAATCTTTTAATTGTTCTCTAGATGTTACGGTTGCCATTATCGAGTTACTCCTGGGTTAACTGTTACAATACCTTCTACTATTCTTACAACAGTATCAGCTATATTTGCCTCTATATCATATATGTATCTACCTGCAATTAAGTTTGCAGTTTGACCGGAGGTTAACGATATTGATACGTTACCTGTTGAGGTATTAGTAATATTTGCAGTAAAGGTAGTGGCATTTGCGCTAGAATATGATCTGCGCATTTGGCTTTTAATATCGTATCCTGTTAGGGCAATAGGATTTTTACTGTTGTCCAAAAATTGAACATTGGCAGTAAATGTCGCGCCTTGGTCTATTACTAAATTTTTAGTTGTTGCCATTTATTATCCACAGTGATAAGTACAAGCTATTTGCTTAACTTCTGTTGGTGATGAGAATGTAACAGATTCTCTAGCTTTTGCTACAGTGTAGCTTCTAATTATATCATCAGCTTGTTTCATGCCTTTTCCGGGGATTGAAGATGAAGATATTAAATCACCTATTTCAATATTTCCGTTTTCGCCGCAAACATTAATTAACCCTTCGCCTAAACTATTGGTGAATACAAATCTGTGATTGTCTACTACTGTTTGGTGAATAGGATTTAATCTTTCTTTCCACACCAATGAAGTTGTAGTATCTTCGCCTACTTGTGCAGTAGTTTCT